TGACCCCACCGAAATAATTTTATCTAGCGCCCGTTCTGCTATTTCTTCAGGCGTAAACCCACGACCCTCTGTAGTAGCTACTGTTATACCATCTCCACCTAACAAAAAAGAAAGTTTTTCGGTTTGCATATTATTTAACTGGGTACCTTACTTGTGGGGTTCTATACATATCTTGGCGGTTCTTAGCGTCACCAAGCATTTTAATCAATCCTAGTGCTTCATCATACCGTTTTTGATAATTAACAATCTCGTCTGGTTCTGCTTTCATAAAGGTAGCAGCTTCCATTAAAGACCCATACAGAAGTACAGAATCGAAATCGTCTCCTAAATAGGATGTCCCCGCGTCTACAATAGACTGTGGATAATAAAAGTAATGTAACTCCATTGCGTAATTACTATTTGGTGTAGGCCCAAGAATAAAAGAGGTATTGTCAAAAATAGCATAATGCGTAGGAACACCTGTTGCTGTTGGGTCTGGAAAAGACTCACGCACAAAATTAACGTCTTTATTTAAAAGGAACGTTTGACTACCATCAGCAGCTATAACAGCTAAAGAAAATGTAGACAACCAATCTGACGGTATCCCTAAGTACTTATTATCTGTAGTCAGATTACCAGTTACGTTTTTTCGTAAATCAGGCAGTTGAACAACATTAAAAACTCGTTGCTCAGCCTGACGTATAAACGTATCAATCTGCTCTTTAGTAGTAAAAGAGGTTAGCGTGCCTAGGTTAGTAGGGTCATCTACAGATGTACTAGGAAACGTGTTCTCAACGTAGCCTTGAATCGTTTTAAATAAAGTATTGTAATTCATTTAGCCCATCTTTTTGCTATGACCAGTTCCTTTAGTAGCCGCACCAGTACCACGAGTTTTTTGTGTCTGAGTATTTGCTACCTTGTTTGGGTACCCGTCTACATTTGGTACAGGTACTTCTTTTGGTTGCCTAAATTTTCCTGTATCTTCCATATCAGTTCCTTAACTAGTTGTTATTGTTACTACACCTATTTGCCCATCACTTACTAAATCATCTTCGAGACCACTAAGTTCTAGTGGGTTGTCAAGTCCTACTGGATTCCAACCCCATTGTATATCTCTAGACTGTTCATAGCTATTATCCGGCCTAGGATTACGTAATGCTTGTGGATCATCTACAGGGTACATACCCAGTTGATTTTGTGGTTGATCCGGCTCCCAACAAGTAGGACACACCAGAATATTAACATTTTTGGTTTTTATCGTTAGCTCTTTTAACTGTTTGAGCTTATATTGAAAACCGCAACGATCACATTCTGCTATCGCATTTTTGCCAGAAGCAAATTTATTAGCCATGTAACTTTAGTAAAACATCTGCCGAGGAGCTAAACGCAAAGAGGCTTTCTCTCTATCCTCAGTTGAAGCGAAGTTCCATTGTTCTTCATACGCCATTTTTAACATCTCAGTTCTATTTAGCGCCTCTGGTAATTTTAAAGACAGATAATACGCTAACCCTGCAACCATGCAAGGGAGGAACCTAAACGGTATATCCTCAGTATTAACCCCGTTACCAGCATCTTGTATGCGTCTAAGCCTCCAATAAGTAAAAGTATAAGTATCGTTATTGGGTACAGGCCAAACGTTTATAGTGGGGTATGCTATCCCAGTTGTAGGTTCTGTCGCACCAGACTGTCGGTCTATCCACACTTGAATCGGTCTACCTTGAGAGTTCTTGTTAGGTATAGATGCGTATGTAGAAGAACTAATCCGTGTGATGTTTATATCGTTTTGATTCGTGCCAGTACCCGTTCGGATGACGCTATCTAGCAGATCAATAGTATCGATAGGAAGATTATAAGTACCAGTGCCTTGCGTAAGTGCGATGCTACCTTGATCGATCGTCCATAAATTAATGCCACGATTAGCCCATTCTATAGTTAGTAAGTTTAAAGATCTACGAGCGGTACGCATTTCATATCCCGTACGCAACTCCGCACCACAACGCTCAAACGCCTCTTCTACTAGGTTATTAAGGTCGAGGTTAAATGTACTTGTGCCTGTTGTAGTCATAGAGTATCTACTTTAAAAATGTGGCTATAACTAAGCCAATAACAGCGATGGTGGAAGTCATATTTGTTGCTTCCATGCGAAACATTCGTTTATCTAACGCTTTTAATTTATCTAGAACAGAAGCATATCTAGCAGCACATTCTTTTTCATGCCCGTCAAGTTGTGCTTGTGTCTGCGTTACTACTGGGACAGTAATTTTACGTTTAGCTGGAGCTTTACGAACTTTAGGCTTAGCTTTAGCTTTAGTTTTAATACCAGGCGTAGTTGCCATTATGTTACCTTCCTGTATTTTTTTACTTTTTTAGCCACTTTCTTAGGCTGTTTAGCAACTTGTTTGCCGGAGGCTTTAGCTTTACGCTTAGCCTTTGTAGTAGCCGCATACTCTTTATCCGATAATGCTTTTATTGCTTTCTCTGGAAGGTACCGCTCTCCAGTTGCTTTTGCGCCTTGGGTTGATGGCTTACCACTTTTAGTACGCCATTTTTGTTTCGTCCAAGACTTAAGACTTTTCTGTGACTTTTTAAGGGCCATTACGACTTATAGCCCCCACCAGCTTCTTTGTATCTTTTAGCGAGCATCTGAGCTTTTCGAGCACTCCATTGCCCTGGAGCACCACCTTTACCACCTGCTTTAATACTATTAAAGATACGCTTACGTAATCCTGGTTTAGTGTAGTTGCCAGCTTCGTTGACTTTAGACTTAGATTTAGCCTTAGGTTGCCCACCTGAAGCCATCTTTTTAATCTTACCCATTCCACGACAAGGCATCATACGACTAAACCATCCTTCCTCTGGTCTTACCTTTTACTGCGCAACCATCGGCACGTCTAGAGCATTGGCTTTTAGAAACTTTTGTATTCTTCTTTTTCTTTTTCGGTTTTATATACTTACCAGAAGAGGCTTTATGAACTGCACCTTTCATCATGCTGCCATCTGGCATTTTGTGCATAGCGCCGCCTTTGCTCATTTTTTTAGGAGCTATTCTGGCTTGTCCTTCTTGAAGTGCGTTTTGAGCTTGACCTTTTTTAACCATGTCTACTACACCACTATTCATAGGCGTTGCGACCGCTTTTTTCTTTTCCATGCCTAACATTTTAGCTACTGGGCCAGACTTGTTAATGACACTAGCTGCTGGACTTACAACGTTTAATGCTTTTTTTAAGATACCCATATCAAACCATCCTTCCTTTAGTCTTACCTCTAACTGCGCAACCATCTCCTCTACGTCTTGCTACTTTTGTGGTTTTCTTTTTCTTTTTAACCATCTTACCATCAGCCATTTTCTTGACTTTGCCGCCGTAAGACATTTTACCTACACCATCAGCAGCAAACGTGGGAACCATTTTCCCATCTTTTTTTACCATAGGCATGCCACCTTTAGCCATCTTCATAGCTTTACCACCGTATGCCATCTTCTTTACTGAGCCACCTTTAGCGTTCGTAGGCAAATCCACACCGCCATAATCCTCTATATTTTTTTTATCGTCTTTCTCAACTATTGTAGCCATTTTTCGGCCTTGAGCCTCGCCTGGCCCACCGCCCTCATACATTCCAGCTTTTGACTCCTTTCTAATTTTTTCTTTTGCTTTTCGTGCTCTTTCATCTCTTTCAAATATTCTTTTTTCTTCCTTGGTCATAGCCATATCAATCCTCGTTACGTTTAGCCACTAAATGGCATGTTGAAATAAAATAATTTTGGTCGTATTTACTTTTCATAATATTGACATCTTTATGAACTAGTTGAATATTACTCAAAACATATCCTTTGTTGCTATCTATTCTATCTATCGAGGCAGTATGGTTTCGTCCTATGTCTGCCCAACCTATCGGTAATCCCGATAATTTACAAACTTTGTCTTGCTTTTCGTACAACCCCCAAACGTCTTCTACTTCTATATTCCACTTAATCCCTCTTGCCTCTGCGCCTCTTTGAAATCCGTAAAACCAAGAGAGCTTAAGTTGATTGTAAGCATAATGTGGCTTCGTATTATTTACTATTGCTGAACAAGCTCTACAACGTTTATTAAGTAAAAATGAATGTATTGCATAATTCCTACGTAAATAAGATTGTTCAACACCACAATGCCCACACTTTTTATACCATCTTTTGCCCCTTTTGGTTACACCTTTGGGGGCGATCATTACATTACCACTTTACTTTATCAGCCCAATAAGCGGCTGACATCTTACCCTTCTTTATATTCTTTCCATGTCTGGCCTTAAACGATTTACGCTTAGCCTTCATACGCGCAGATTCCCCAGCTTTAGGTTTCCCTGCTGTACTAGCGCCTTTTTGACCGAACCGAATAATTTTTTCTTTGCCCCCCTCGCACGCTTTGACTGCGTGAGATTTCTTTGGGTGCTTTGGAGTACTTCTAGGCTTGTTACAAGCCATAGATTGTTTATTGAGTTTTCTACGCATTAGTCACTTCTTTCTAATAAATGAACACGAACTTGAAGATCATGAATATGCCCTAGAATTTCTTCTTTGAGTTCTTGTCGCGCGAACGCGTTGCCTGGACTAGGAACTATTACCC